GTCACAGCACAGAACGCCGCTAAGATATCCGCAGCCCAGGCATCTGCATCAGCACAGCAGACTGAGGCTGATAAGACTATAACGGCTGGTTATGCTAAAACCGCAAAGAACTGCGCTGACAGCACTGTGGCAGACAGACAGGCAGTGCAGACGTTGGCAGAACAAGTCACGGCTGACAAGGCTAATGTGGCAGAAAACGCCGCTAAGGTCGCAGAGGACCGCAAAACCGCTGAAACCGCTGCGCAGACAGCACAATCCATAGCTGACAGTTTGCCTGAGGACTACACTACCGCTGTTGGAAAAATTGCTGAGAATACTGCTGAGATAGCTAACGTGAAACTAACGGACAAAGAGTTGCAACGCAGGGTAAATGCACTGTATGACTTGGGCAACGGCATAACACACCAGTTTGAAACTGACAGCGATACGGCATATGCCAAGACTATTCCTACAGGGGCAAAGCTGATGTCGGTGAAGTCAATAGGTGGTCATTCTGAGGTCATTGACGGTGAGATTGTTAGTGCAGGCACGGAAGAGGTCGTGGAGCAGGGAAAGAATTTGTTTGACTATACTGACAAAACCTATCATGGGGCGAATGTAAGCAAGATTGAAAATGGTGTTATTTACACGAAACAATTATTGACAACTGTCTTAAATATTCCGACTGTTGTCGGCAGTAAATATACGCTGTCATTCAAAGTAAAATCAAGTGGAGCTAATCAAGGCGGTTTGCGTTGGTCACTACAGAAAGGAAAAAACACATCATACGCACATGATAGTTCGCTGATAAAATCAGAAGTAGGTTATGCGGCAAACGCAGAATATCAGGCAGTAGCTACGTTCGTAGCAACTACTGATTTTGTGTCACTGTGCACCATAATGCTTATGGTTTATGACGTTCAGCTAGAAAATGGTGATATCGCTACCGATTATTCCCCATATTATCAGACTGGGTACCCAATCCCCGACGCTATCAAGGCACTGCCTGGCTACGGCTGGAGTGCAGGAACGGCACGAAACTACGTTGATTATGAGAATAAACGATACGTTCAGTGCGTGAGCAGCGTTGATTTGGGGACGCTAAGTTGGCGTGTCGGTGATAGTGTGTCGTTTGAGACGTTTCAACTAAAAGGACAGAAGTTAACCAAAAATTACGATATTGCACCAAACATTCTCTGTTCAAAATATCCAGCCAAAACGCAAAATGAGCTTTGGGGCAAAACCAATGTAACAGGCATAACGACTAATGCAAACGTTGACGGATGTGTACATGTCAACGATACGTCCTACACCGATGCCACCGCATTCAAACAGGCAATGCAGGGCGTTATCCTATACTACGAACTAGCAAACCCTATAGTAACAGATATATCCTCGATACTGCCTGATGACTTCCTGCGAAACATGGAGGTCGAAGCACTGGGTAGCGTAACGATCAAAAAAAGCAATGGTGACAGTTATCGCATACCAGTGCCGTCAGAAGAGGAATACATCGTGAAACTATCAGAAGTAGGAGGTACAACATGACAGAGTTGCAGAAAAAGATGGTTGAGAAGTTAGGATTATCACAAGAAGACTTCCAACCAAAGAAGGCTACAAAGGTTGATGAGTTGGAAGCTCAGGTGCTATATACTGCACTGATGACTGATACTCTAATTGGAGAGGAAGAGGAAGATGTATAGAAAAGTCAAGAGGTTGTATGATTTAGGTTTGTACACTGCTGAGCAGGTCAAGGATTTTGCCGACAGGGGAAAAATAACCCCTGAGCAGTATGAGAAAATCACAGGACAGAAATATGAAAGTGAGGAGCAGTAATGAAAGAAAACACAACAAAAATAATAATATCAGCAATAGCCGCAGGGCTGTCAGCGTATTTCCGTGTTATGGCGATACCTATAGTCATTCTGGTACTTGTGATGATCATTGACTACATTACAGGAATGTGGAAAGCATGGAATAGGGGCGAGCTGTCAAGCCGTGTCGGTCTTAAAGGGCTTTTTAAAAAGGTCGGCTACATATTTGTGGTGGCGGTGTCAGGCGTACTTGATTGGCTCTTTATCTCAGGACTTTCACAGATAGGCATTGAGGTAAACGTCAGCTTTTACTTCGGTCTTATCGTAACGATATGGTTTATCATCAACGAGTGTATTTCTATCTTGGAAAATCTTGCGGTGATAGGTATACCATTGCCGTCATTCTTGGTGAAGATAGTACACAAGCTTAAAATCACAGTTGAAAGCAAAGTGGATACAAACGAAAGTGAGGAATAGAAAATGACATATGATGAGTTTATCAAGAAGCACAATGGCGTAGCTGTTAACTATGACGGCGCAGCAGGCAAACAGTGTGTAGACCTTGCAACGGCATATTTCAACGAGGTCTTCGGCTCAGGTATCAAGAATTTCTGGTATGACGCTCACCATTTTTGGGATTTATTCGATAAGAACACTTGGCTGAAAGCAAATTTCACAAAGGTAAAGAACACACCAAGTTTCGTGCCGAAAAAGGGCGATGTAGCGATATGGTCAGGCACGTTGAATGGCGGCTGGGGTCACATAGCAATCTGCACCGGTGAGGGCAACACGAGTTATTTTTATTCGTATGACCAAAACTGGAGCGGAAAAGCTTGCACTAAGGTCAAGCATACTTACGACCACATTGCAGGCTTCCTGAGACCAAAGAACCAGAGCAAGATAAGTGCGAAAGTGCTTGACAAGACAGGCTACAAGCAGGGCAACAAAACAAACGGTGTGCTTGCACTCAAGGAACTGCTGCTTCTTGCAAAGGCGGTCAAGCTTCACAGTGTGGGCATGGACAAGAACGGTACATACGGAAAAGGTACTGCAAAGGCAGTTAATACCCTGCTGAAAAAGTGGGGATATTATGAGAACGGTATCGCAGGCGTGAACTTCATCAAGAAGCTCAGCGACGAGATTACAAAGAAGATAAAGTAGACAGTAAGACAGCCGACAGGGATTATTCCTTGTCGGCTGATTTTGTTATGAAGCACCAAAGCACTATGTTCTATTTCTGATAACTGCTGATTAAAACAACATCAACAATTCAGGAAAACTTTTTTGAAAAATCACTTGACAAAGTTAAATTGATGTGTTATAATAGTATCATCGAAGGGAGGGCGTAAAAGATGTTGACAGAAATCGGCAAATTTCTCAGAAGATATCGTATTGACAATGGTCTCCTACTTAAGGATATGGCTGGTAAAGTTGGAGTTACATCAGCCTACTTGTCTGCTGTTGAAAATGGCAAGAAACGGCCAACCGAAGATTTAGTGGGTAAGATCATAAACGCTTATGATTTGGATTCGGAAAAGGCAATAGAGCTTAAGGAAGCTTATTTCCGGAGCGTAAACGAAATCTCAATTAGCACAGCAGGGTATTCGACCGAGCAAACAAATTTGGGACTTATCTTTGCACGGAAGATTGACTCGCTTACAAGTGATGAGATTAACAGTTTAATTAAAATTCTTGATAGTAAGAGGTGATCAGTATTGAGTCAATTCATCGCAAAACCGATGAGCACAGATGACATTTTACATTTGACCAACAGACTTCGCAGAAAACTCAACTTATACGATCGTACATATTTTCCGATTGTTGAGTTCATAGAAACTGTGTTGCCTGAAATAGACCCAAAATTTTCGTATTTATATGTTGCTAAAAATGAGATGCCCGATACATACGCATATTTTGATAACGTGGCAAACAGTATTGTCGTCCGTGAAGATGTTTATGATAGAGCGTTAAATGGTAGTGGACGTGACAGGTTTACGTTGGCACACGAGCTAGGGCATTATGTTCTTCATAGTTCAGGTGTGCAGTTGTGTAGGAGTGACGGCGGACGTGTTGTTACATATTGTGATCCAGAATGGCAGGCTAACACATTTGCAAGTAAATTGCTTATGCCGGATCATCTGATATACACGCTGACACCGTCAGAAATTTCAAAAGAATTTGGCACGTCTTATCAGGCAGCGGAAATTGCTCTATGTAAAGCAAAAAAAGCCAAGCTCGCAACTTGACTTTTCATACCACTTGCTATCGAAACTGTGTTTGTCAGCAATGTATTCTCAACAATTACATTATATCATAGTTCTTTCGAGTTTGCAAGGGGTTTTATAAACTTTTTTGCAAAGGGGGAATGTCTATGTACATTTTCACGGCGTATATTACGTCGAAAGATGGACGCAGACTCTATGCTAAACAGTATGGCATGAAGGCGTTCCGTATCTGGATTGATGACGATAGGGTAAAAAAATAAGATAGACAGTGTGTGTGCTGACAACATACTTCTGCAACAATTAAAACAGCCGTCTCGGACTTTTTATGGGTCTGAGGCGGCTGTTTTTTTTGCTTGCTGAAATCCAAGCGACCGCAAGTTTCAACACAACCCTAAACACAACCCTATCGCAAAAATTCACAGCATATCACAAAACATCACACAAAACAAAAACAGCTATCAAACCACGCATTTACGCAATTTAATAGCTGTTTTGCTGGAGCTGCTAACCGGGCTTGAACCGGTGACCTCGTCCTTACCAAGTAATCAAGAAAGCTCTATTTTCCTAGCTTTGCGCTTGATTACAACACTAATACAACCCTTATTTTGTGTGATTGCTCGTGCTATTTTACCAGCTTTTTCATCTCGTTGGACAGCTCTGCCCAGTTCTGACCTGAGTGATTATATATGTCAGCGGTCGTTTCATACTTGGCATGACCAATGATTTTTTGAAGCTTCTCAGGCTGCATACCGCAGTCCGCTGAAAGGGTGGCGAAAGTGTGACGGCAGCAGTGTGGCGTTATCTCTGTGTCATACTTTTCAGTGTTCCTGCCGCTTTTCTGTTTTGTAACAGTAGGCGGTGGAATTATGCCGCATTCAGCAAGTGCAGGATAGAAATTGCGCTTGCGAAAATTATTTGTGTCGCCATTAAGTAAGAACTGCGTCTGGCTTTCGTTATACCAGCTTTCGACAAAGCTTTTTATTTCAGGTATCTGCGGCGGCAGAGGAACTATTCTGTCCTTTCCAGCTTCAGTCTTGATACCGCCGATTATGTAACCCTCGTCAAGATGTACGTTCTCTTTCTGTATACTGAAAACCTCACCAATGCGAAATCCTGTATATATCATGAACAGTATGACCTGAACGGATCTGTCAGAGGAATGCGCCCATAGTTTATCACGTTCTTCACTCGTGAAGATACGGCGTTCTTTCTTGACTTCTTTTGGCAGGACGATAAAGCTTGCATAGTTCTTGTCGATAATATCATTTTGTTCTGCGTACTTGCAGAGCTGAGAACATAGCTGCTTGATTTTCGCACACTGTGAGCGGCTGAAAGCTTTTGCACAGTCATCTATACAGCGCTGGTAATCTGCTGTTTTAAGGTCTGCTATCTTTCTGCCTGCGATACTGTCAAGATATCTCCAAGCCGTCTTGTAGCCCTGCTCGCCGCTTTTGGTGAGGTTTTCAAAGTGCTTTTCACTCCATTTTTGGTAAACCTGAGCAACTGTCAGAGTACCATATGGAATTTGTGTGCTGTTGAAATATTTGTCGATAGCACCCTGAGCCTGCGTTCGTGTTTCGTATGCGCCAAGATATCTTCCCCCTGCTCCCGATATGGTTTTAGGGGCATAAGCAAGATAGTGGCGCAGTCCGTTTCTTTGGTCAAATCTTATCGTGCCTGTTCCTCTTGCTCTGCGGCGTGTTTTTCTTTTGGTAGTTTCCTGCTTCTTGCCGCAGTAGTTGCAATAAATAGAGCCGTCAGGAATTTCCTTACGGCATTTTTTACATAGCATATATTCCTCCTATTCTTGACACTTCCTCGAAAGTGTGCTACAATAAAAGGGCAAAATTCGCCCTTTCGTGGTTGTTGGGTGTGAATTTTCTGAGCTGATACTGTCAATATCGGCTCACCGTCCTCTGAGTGTTTGCGGCACTCAGGGGATTTTTTTATTTTAAAGCTGTATAATTATAGTTTCAGTATCAAAGCCGTCAGACCAATCATCGGAATTAAAGATATGAAAACTGAATTCAAAAGTTTGCATATCGTCTTCGGATATAGAATTTTCCTCTAATGACCAACTATTAATTCCTATTGAATCATTTGCTTTTTTACCTGCATTGACATCCGCAGACATTGTTGTATCAACCATAAAGCCGTTCGCAGAAAAATCACGAACCTGAACTGTATAATTTGTGCTCGTGCTATTTTCAATCAGTACTTTGATTTCTGGACCAAATATACTGCTTGTATAATCCATACCAGTAAAGGTAATCTTAATTCCGTTATTATCAAACAAAACTTGATCTTTGGGTTCTTCAGCAGTAGTTGTTGTAGTGGTGGTAGTAGCTTTAGTGGTCGTAGTAGTCGTTGTTGTGGTAGGCTTTTCCGTCGTTGTTGTCGTTTCTTCCGTCGTAGTCGTAGTCTCCGCTGTGGTTGTCGTCGTTGTGGTTTCCTCTGATGTTGTAGTAGTGGTAGTTGTTTCAGTAGTGTTTTCACTTGAAGATGAGCTGTCACCACTTCCACAAGCGGACATTCCGCAAACGAGCGATAATGCAATTACTCCAGCTATAAACTTCTTCATAAAAAACTTCCTCCTTGTAATTCAATAATTTCCGACATTTGTAAACAATTTATGAAATCATTTACATTGTCTTAAATTGGTGATATAATGTATTTGTAACCATGCAGGAGAAAATTCTGTGTGCTGTCCCTGTCAGTATTTGCGGTACTGACGGGGACTTTTTTATATCACCCTGTTATAATATCCATACAATTCACAAACCTTGACCATAAAATCTTCGGTGACACCGAAGAACTCGGCAAGCTCCCATATTTCAAGGATACCATTTTCAAATGCTTCTATCAGCTCGTCCTCTGTGACGAGCTTTTTTATTGCCCATTTATCCGCACGAAACTCCATTCGTGAACGAAGCTCAAGCGTTCTTTCGTTATAAAATGCACCTGTTTCACAATGCCCCAGCTCGTGAGCCATTATAACAGTTTCTTCTGCACTTGTGGTGATCTTCTTAGGGTCTACCACTATCGCACATTGCCCTCTATCACTAATGGATATGGACTTTTGTTCATTTCTTAATTTTCCGTCAATCACTATAATGTCCCTGTCCTCCGCAAAACTGCGCAGTTCAGCACTATCCATATATACCGCCTCTATTCTTTATTTTTCTTATCCTCTCTCATCTGACGTGCGATCTGAGCGTAATGCTTCACGTCCTCAAGCACATCGTCGTCAACGTCGGCTGTTCCCCATAGGGCGAACTTGATGTTATCGTCCATATCTGAGCTTTGCGGCTCAGCTTCATTGCCTGTCATAAGATAGTCTGTTGAAACATCAAAAAGCTTCGCTATCTTTGAAATAGCCTCAGAAGAAAGAGTTTTGCTTCTACCTTGCTTTAAGTCTGTAATAGAACCTCTGCTCACCATAGCTTCTTTACACATTGCAGTTATTGAAATTTTATGTTCCTTGCACAGATTTTCAATCCTTATGTACAATTCTGACATAGTTACACCTCAATTTTTGTGCAACCGTACAATCTTACGATATTCCGTAATTAATTTCAACTTAGCTATTGACATTTACGGAGAAACGTAATATAATACAAACATAGACAGTACGGAAGAACGTAATAAATTATCTTACAACTACATTGTATTACATTTTTCCGTAAAAGTCAATACTATAACCAACTGTATTTTTAAATATTGTGCAAAGGTGGTGTTAATTATTAGTGAACGTAAAAGACCACTGTCAGAGTACGGCGTGGAAGTCAAGGTACGTCTTGTTAAGCTCAACAAGACACAGAAGTGGCTCATTGAGGAAGTCAAGAAGCTTCTTCCTGAAACTTATCTCGACACATCTAATCTGTATAAGATAATGACAGGCGAGATAAAGTCTACCAAGATAGAAACGGCTATCAATGAAGTCCTTGACATTAATTATACTCAGAACGCTGAAAATGTCAACAGCTAACAGTCCGATTGAACGGACAGAAAATGAGGTGTGAGAAAGTGGAACAGAAAATTACTGCTATTCCAAGAGGGTGTGACAGTGCTAGGGTTGAGCAGGTGATCGTAACAAGAGCCTTGAAAGGTGCAGGAACAGAAGATGACCCCTGTAGAGAGGTCATTCAGTATTGGACTCTTGACGGAGAGCTGATTGTAACAAGGTCACAATATGAGGAGGGCAAACGTTGAATTTGAAAAAGATAGCGTACTATCTTGGTATTGCGTTGTGCCTAGCAAGTCCGCTTGCATTCGGTTTATGTATGCTAATAGGGCTTGACAACACAATTCCGTTGTCTCTCATGATAACTAGCAATGTTTGCAGGATATGTTCGCTGGAAGCAGAAATGACAGAAAACACAAAGAGGAGGGACAAAGCAATGAAACTGTACAAGGTAACGACGATAGACCAGTATCATTATAAAAGGGTGTTCACAGTAGCAGCAAAGAGTCAGTACGAGGCTCTGAAAAAGGCAAGTGTTATTTGTCCTCATGAGAATGTTTTGACTATCGAGGAGGTGGACTAAATGCTCAGAGTAATATCATCGGTAGAAGCGGTGGAACGGCTGAAAGCCGCAGGCTTCAACACAAATGTGAACAGGCTGAACGCAGGGCTCAGACAGGGCGTGTATCCTTTTGGGTGCGCCATTAAGCTTAACGAATATGTGTACGAGATATACTCAACTCTGCTCGACCAGTGGATAGCAGAGAGATCTGAAAGGACGTGAGAAAATGATAGCCGTACTAGAGATAATCAGATGTGCCGTAGCGGTAGCGCTCTTGGTGGTGCTTGCAATGTATGTAGCGTACAGGTGGTATGTAAGCGTAAAAGAAAATGCCTACGAGGAAGCAGAGGAGAGCATAAAGCGTGCAGTGAGAGAAGCAGGCAGACCCGTGGTCAAGGTCGAAGTTGAAATGAAAGGAAAGTGGTAAAATGGCGTTGATACTGCTGATAACAGTAGCCGTGCTTGCAGGGATAGATGTAGTGATGTATCTTGTGCTGAGCGTGGCTGATAGGCACTGGGAGAAACGTTTTGAAAACGAGGAGGATAAGAACAATGAAAGTTCTGATAGCCTGTGAAGAATCACAAGAGGTCTGCAAGGCATTCCGTGCGAAAGGGCACGAAGCATACAGCTGCGATATTCAGATGTGTTCAGGCGGTCACCCTGAATGGCATATATGCAATGATGTTTTGGATATTATCAATGGCAATACCGATTTCTTCACCTGTGACGGCAAGCAGCATACTGTTGAAACATGGGATATGATTATCGCACACCCACCGTGTACATACCTGACCAACGTGGCTACACGCCACTATAGTTTGAAATGCACACCTGCTGAAAAGGTGGTCGAGCGTATGAAACACCGTGAAGAATCAATAGTATTTTTTATGCAGATTGTGTCGGCGAACGCACCGAAAATTGCAGTGGAAAATCCTATAGGGCGTATGAATACTGTATTCAGAAAGGCAGATCAAATAATTCACCCATATATGTTTTCAAACGGACCGGAAGACTCAGAACAGTTTGTCACAAAGGCGACGTGTTTATGGCTAAAGGGGCTGCCTGTCCTACGACCAACATATACAGGGGACAAGCCTGATAATGGCAAGCTGTTTGGACGATATTCTAATGGTAAATCACGCACATGGGAAGAAACACGTCATTCTGGCAAAGATCGTGCTAAGGTAAGGAGCAAAACGTTTAAAGGTATTGCTTTTGCAATGGCTGAACAATGGGGAAAGATTGAGGAGGACGAAAACGATGATAGTGATGAGAGAGGTCTTTAAAAGGGACAAGCCCCCTTGACAACGGCAGTGGAGCGGTAAGCCTTTGCGTGTTCCATTCAAATGTCAAGTCTGACGAGTGTGGTGCGCTGACAGTAACGCCAACGAAGGACTACTGCCGCAGATGTGCATTTTACAAGACCCGTGAAGACTTCGACAGAGGGCTTGGCGATGCCGCAAGGTCGCTGAGGGATAAGGGGCTTGAACCTGTGAAGAAGATGGACTATGACGGTAGGCAGTATATGAGCGTAAGACCTATTGGAAAGGAGGATAAAGATGACGAAAAATGAGATAATTACTGTGGCTAAATGCTGTATAGTAGACAACTGTGGACCATGCCCACTTATGGGTACGGATAATTGCATTACTGGTTTCATGAATCATATTCTCGAATACATGAAAACCGAGCCTGCACCTGCGGCAACAGGCACAAGCTCGGAGGTATCTGTAAAAGAAGATACCGATAACATACACCTTAACGATAGCACACTTCTTAACATTTGTCAAGAGGAGCTAGAGGCAATATCAGAAATAGCCCTTGATGATTACCCGAACGAGTATCTGACGGGATATATCGTAGCTTTAAAGAAAAATATCGAGAGGCTGAGAGGTGGGCATAGTGACTAACTACTCTTGCCTTGACTGCAAGCACCTGAAAAGTTGCCTAGAAAGTAGTAGGCGTTATCCTTGCAGAGATTTCAAGCTGGCAGAGCCAACAATATTGGAAAGGAGAGGTCGAAAACATGACAGTAAAAGAAAGGCTTGACGCTATGGTTGACATGGCGGACATGGAACAAAAAATGAAAGAGACGCAGGTATACAATACTGCTACCGACGGCGTCTATCCCATAATGACAGGTGGCGTGTGGACACCTGGCAGAATGATATTGGGCGTTCAGATATTTCCACCTGACATTCATGCCGTAGCAAAAGAAGTCGGTGCTGAGGTGTTGGAAACCAAAACTGAATCGTATTTCGTGTACAAAAATATTGCATTTTTCAAGCACAAAGGCGGTGTTCCAAATGCGTTATACGGCTAATGATTGCGTCGGCTGTCCTGACGGGTGCAGATGCTGTGGCAGAGACCGTGATTACACAGTGGTCGAATGCGACAAATGCAGAGAACAGTTAGACCTTGCGAATGAAAATGTTTTCTGCTACGAGGGCAAGGACTACTGCAAGGACTGTTTCCGTGAAATTTTGATTGAAGAAATCAACCAAAACGACGATATTTCAATCTATGAACTTGCCACGCTGGCAGGGGTTGAATATGACGAGGAGGACTATGACGAATGAAAAAACAAATGTCTGCGGAAGATTACCGCAATGACGGAGCGTTCAGCCGTTCACAACTTTTCAAGCTGTCAAAGTCGCCTGCACACTTCAAGTATGCTCTTGAAAATCCCGAAGTAGAGACCCCTGCGCTTGCTTTCGGTACAGCCTTTCATGCTTATGTCCTTGAAAAGGACAAGTTCGACAGCGAGTACATAGTCGCTCCGAAGCTTGACAGGCGCACCAAAGAGGGCAAGGCTCTTGCGGCTCAGATAGAAGCAAGCGGTAAGATACCCATAAGCGAGGACACTTTTGCACAGATACAGGCAATGGCTGAAAGTGTGATGTCAAACAAGTATGCTGCCGCTTTGCTTAACGGCGGTGAACATGAAAAATCATACTTCTGGACGGACAAGCTCACGGGGCTTAAACTCAAATGCCGCCCCGATTGCCGAACAGACCTTAAGTCAACGTCTGTCATTGTAGACCTTAAAACTACTGAGAATGCCGATACAGACAGTTTTATGCACAGTTGTCTTAAATATGGCTATGACTTGCAGGCGGCTATGTACACGCAGGGTGTGTCAGAAATTGAGGGCAAACCTCATAGATTTGTTTTTATCGCTGTGGAAAAGACCCCACCATATGCCTGCAACGTCCTTGAAGCCGACAGTTTTATCATACAGAAAGGCACAAAAGACCTTAACGACTATCTTTACACTCTCAAGGAGTGCCTTAAAACAGGTAACTGGTACAGCTACAACGGCAAAAACGGCGATTTGAACGCCATAAGTTTGCCAGGTTGGCTGGCAAGAGAATACGAATAGGAGGACAAAACAATGGACGAAATAACAAACGCAGTAACAGTAACACCGGAAGTACCGCAGAACAGCACTATGCCCCTTGACAACATCAATCAGGGTACAGTCGCAATCGAAGCAAGCAGAGCCATTGCAGAAGCACAGGGTAAGCTTGTTATCGCAAAGAGATTTCCACGCAACGAGATACAGGCTTTTGCCAATATGAAGAAAGCTTGTCAGCGTACAGGGCTTGCAAACAAGGCATTTTACAGCTATCCAAGAGGCGGAGAAACTGTGTCAGGACCAACTATCAGACTTGCCGAAGAACTTGCAAGGTGCTGGGGCAATATCGACTTCGGTATCAAGGAGCTTTCTCAGGACAACGGCAAGTCAGAAATGCAGGCGTATGCTTGGGACTTGGAGACGAACACAATGTCGGTGCAGAATTTCACGAACCCACACGCAAAGGAAGTCAGAGGCAAGATAAAGACCCTCACGAGTTTGCGTGATATCTATGAGAATAACGCCAATATGGCAGGCCGCAGGCTCAGAGCAAGGATGCTTGCGGTACTTCCTGCGGACTTTGTGGAAGAGGCAGTCGCCGAATGCAGAAAAACTCTTGCAGGCAAGAATAATATCCCTCTTACGGACCGTGTAAGAAAAATGGTGGTCGAGTTTGAAAAGCTGGGTGTTACACAGGATATGATAGAAAAACGTCTTGGCAGAGGTCTTGACACTATGACAGCCGAAGATCTCACCGACTATATCGGCATTTTCAATTCACTCAAGGATAAGAACACAAAGGTTTCTGAGTGGTTTGAGTATGAGAAGATATCTACAGATATCTCAGCAGAAATTGACCAGCTCCAGACCGAGAAAGAGCAGGTGCTTTAATGCGGGCAAGATTACCCGACGGCTCTGTTATCATCAGTGGTTTTCTCGCAAAGGACGCAGAATACAAACAGGTGGGCGGCAATAACTCGTCGCTCACCAAGTTTTCAGTAAAAGTGGGCGAACGTCAGCCAAAGGTGCAAGGTGAGCGTGGTGAAGCCGTATGGGTGAACTGTCAGTGCTGGCACTCTGTAGCAAGAGCCACAAAGGCGCTGAAAAAGTTTGACGTAGTGCTTTGCGTGGGCAAGGTGGAGAAGAAGCCATATACCAGCAAAGACGGCGAAGAAAAAGTTGACGTACATCTTGTGTGCGAAGCCGTTTTTGTACAGCCTACCGCAGAAGCAGCACCCCCGCAAGAGCTAGGCGGTGAGCTTTCCGACTTTGAGGAGGTGTTGAATGATGAGGGAACGCCATTCTGATGATATCATTGACGTTGATGCGAACGAGGAAAAGCATTTTGATATCGACATGAGCGACGCAGAAGCGGTGAAAAACGCCGTTGCTGTAAAGTATACAAAAGACGATTTCCTCTACACAGAGAAGCCATACGAAGCGATATACGATTACAAAAACGACCCTTTCATGCACAATCTGAAAATTGAGCAAATGGCTCAACAGGCGGCGGAGGTGGGCGTAAAGACGTTCAAAGGGCTGTATAAAAACTACGTCAAAATGCGAGAAATGCAGCGTGGGGCGAATGTTATTATCAATAACCCCACTGCGTTCTCAGGTCCGTATATGCAGCTTGACGCAGGCAAGTATAACGTTGATGACGGCGGTGTGTATCTTATTGACGAAAGCGGCAACTATCACGTTATCTGCCACCACCCGATCATACCCTTTGAGTGTTTGCAGAACATTGACACAGGCGAGGAAAAGCTCAACATAGCTTACCGCACTCGTGGAGAGTGGCAGGAAAAAGTCGTTTCAAAGGAGATACTATATAACAGCCGAAACATTTCACAGCTAGTTAAATGCGGTGTTGATGTGTCTTCTGAAACTGCCAAAGAGCTTGTTTCATACTTTCAGGAGATAGAGAGCCTTAACCGCAATTCTCTGCCACTGAAAAGATCAGTGGGCAGGCTTGGCTACATAAACGGTGCAGGCTTTTCACCATACGTTGAGGGACTGACATTTGACGGTGAGCAGAATTATTCCACCATTTTTAGTGCTATAAAAAGTCATGGCAGTTATGAGAAATGGAAAAAAGTCGCTATAGATTGCCGCAGGAAAAGCGTGATTGCAAAGATATTTCTTGCGGCGAGCTTCGCAAGTGCGCTTATTCAGCCACTTGGCGGTCTGCCGTTCTTCGTTCACTTGTGGGGCGTTGATTCAGGCACAGGCAAGACAGTTGCTTTAATGCTTGCGGCTTCTGTTTGGGGAACCCCTGAAATGGGTGAATACATTCAGACGTTCAACAGCACAGTTGTCGGCCACGAGCGAACAGCAGCGTTTCTCAACAGCCTGCCGTTTCTCATTGACGAACTACAGCTCAGCAAAGATAGTCATGGCAGAAGCCGATTTGACGTTTATCAGCTCGCTCAGGGTGTTGGACGTTCTAGGGGCACAAAAACAGGCGGCATAGAACGTACACCGACATGGCGAAACACTATCCTTACCACAGGCGAAAGCCCCATAGTGGGCGGTACAGCAGGTACAGGAGCGGTAAACAGAGTTATCGACATTGAATGTACAGCAAACAATATCGTGATAGCAGACGGCATGGCTGTGTCAGCGGTAATAAAACAGAACTATGGTTTTGCAGGACGTGAATTTGTTGCAAAACTGTCCTCTCAAAAAGCCTTGACAATGGCACAAGAGGTTTATAACGATTATTTCACCAAGCTCTGCAAGTCGGATACAACAGAAAAACAGGCAATGGCAGCGGCAATGATACTCACGGCAGATATGATTGCAGAAGCGTCCGTGTTCAAAACGAACGAGCCGCTAACAATTGACGATATCTCACCGTATTTGCAGACCAAAAAATCGGTATCAGCAGGTGAACGAGGGTATCAGTATATGTGCGATTGGGTGGCTTCCAACAGTAAACGCTTTGCGACAGGCGAAGACAATAACGGTGAAGTGTTTGGACTTATCCAGGGCGATTTTGCGTATATCATTCGCTCAAAATTCGATGAAGCGGCTTCAAAACAGGGTTTCGACACAAGGGCGTTGCTTAGTTGGCTGAAATCTAACGGCAAGATACTTGTAAGAGGGCGCAACAACACTCGTGGCAAGCGTATCGGTGGCGTGAACGTTGAGTGTGTTGTGCTGAGATTGCCCGACAAAACACCAGATTATTACACCGAAGAAGAAATGCGTGGGACGGATATATCGGATTTCGGCATTTTGTGAGACATAAGTCCCACGAGGAAAACAACGTAAATGCGTGGTTTTCTGCATAGTGTGGGACTGTGGGACATTTTCCCCCTATATATACCTGTTTTAAATAGGTGATATAGAATCACAGCTTTGTTCACACGTTGTTAAAATATATGTGTGTTTTCCTATATAGGAAAATGTGCGAATTTGTCCCACAGTCCCACAACACCACGAAAAGTGCGTAAATACGCATAGTTTTCGTGTGGGACGTTTGTCCCACACTGTCCCCCACGTCCCACATAAGGAGGTAAAAAACATCAAATGAATGCAAGAATAAAACTCCGTGACTATCAGCAGGAGTGTATAGATAAGATAACGCAGGCAGGGCATGGAAAACATCTTGTACAAATGGCGACAGGTCTTGGTAAGACAGTGACCTTTGCAAATATACCACGTCATGGACGTATGCTCATTCTGTCGCACAGAGAGGAACTTGTAAATCAGCCTCTGAAATACTTTGACTGCACAAAGGGCGTTGAAATGTCAAAGTACCATACCGACGGCAGTGAAGAGGTGGTTTCTGCAAGTATCCAGACCATGACACATAGGCTTGACAGGTTTTCGCCTGATGATTTTGATATCATCATAGTAGACGAAGCACACCATGCAGCAGCAAACAGTTACAAAACTGTCATAGATCACTTCGCACCACGTCTTCTGTTGGGCTTCACGGCAACACCTAACAGGGCTGACAAATGCAGACTGAATGATGTGTTTGATGATATCATATTTCAACGTGACCTGCGTTGGGGCATTGAACATGGTTATCTGTGTGATATCCTCTGCAAACGTGCCGACATAGGCTATGACCTTTCAGCGGTACATACACGGCTTGGCGACTACGCTCCAGGCGAGCTAGCAGAAGCAATGGACGGCACTGCGGACGCTATAGCACAAGCGTATAGAGAACACGCCAAAGGTGCAACGCTTATTTTTGCGGTATCTGTAGAGCAGTGCTACGAGATAGCAAAACGCATCGAGGGGGCTGAGGTAGTCACAGGTCAGACTAAGGATAGGGCTGATATAATACGCCGTTTTACTCAGCGTGAGATACCTTGTCTTGTGAATTGCATGGTCTTCACTGAGGGAACAGACATACCCCTTGTGGAAACTGTTATCATAGCAAGACCCACACAGTCTGACGCATTGTATACGCAAATGGTAGGCAGAGGATTGAGGCTGCACCCTGACAAGGACAGGCTCACACTCATCGACTGTGTAGGGGTAACAGGCAAGGCAAGCCTGAGAACAGCTCCAAGTTTGCTCGGCATCGACATTTCAGAATTGCCAAAGAAGAGTCAGGACAAAATGGAGGGAATGCTCTTTGAACTTTCTGAAAAGGCTACTATGATGTCGGATTGTCCTGAAAGCTGGATAAAGAATGTTCGTATCGTAGACTTGTGGGCGCAGGAGCAGAAATATAATACCCATGACGTGAATTGGTTTAAGCTGCCGGATGGCGATATGAAGTGCAGTCTTGGTAAGGGAAAAACGCTGAGGATATCTGCACCCGATGCTTTGGGCATGGCAATATGGCAGGGACAGAAAATGCCTATGCAGCAGGCTCTTGATGAGGCGTACACAATTCTCTGCGAGCGTGAAGCAGATAGCAAATGCTTGTGGGATCTGAACATCTGCCGAAAGTGGGGCAAAGCGCCTGCTACTGATAATCAGAAAAACCTTATCCGCAGACGTGGTAGAAAGTATCTCAACAATTCGGATATCGACATAGAAAATCTGACAAAGTTTGAAGCAAGTCAGATACTCAACAGGATAATGAAAGGGTGAGGATATGGCAAGAAATGAAGACAGAGAGCAAATGACCCTTATCAAGTGGACACAACAGGCAAGCATTCGCAAGGCTTATCCTGAACTGAAACTGCTCTTTCACATACCGAATGAACGTCATTGCGACCCACGAGAGGGCAAGAGATTAAAGCTTATGGGTGTAAAGTCAGGCGTTCCTGATCTGTTCCTGCCTGTGGCACGGGGGAGGAACAAAGGACTGTTCATAGAGCTTAAAGCAGAGGACGGCAAGCCGTCAGATAATCAGATGTGGTGGTTTGCGGAGCTTGGCAAGCAGAACTATTTGGCGGCGATATGCTACGGCTGGAAGCAGGCAGCTGATATGCTAATGCACTATCTTGGCGGTGATGATAATGCTGGTCAAAACTGAGGTCATAAAGAAGGCAGACGAGCTGAACAGAATGGCGGCAAAGCTTCTGCCACTGCCAGAGGGGCTGACACAGGCAGAACAGCTTTTGTATAAGTCGCTTTGCATTGTGTACCGAGAGTTCAGAGCGGGGCAGATAAACAAGAAACAGGCGCTTGATGAGAAGCAGGAACTATACAGGGCATACATCAATGGGGTTTATGCACTTGATCTATGGCAGACATATGGGGAATATGCTAAGGTGTTTCAGAAATGTCAGTACGAGATACATCATGACGGCTGTGAGGTTTGCAAGAGGCTCAATGATATCTTATGCGGTATGGGGAGGGGCAAAGCCAATGAAACACACTGACCACACCCTCTGCTGGCACTGTCGCCACGCAGTACCGACAAAGGATAAGATAACAGGAGAATACCTCACAGGCTGTGCATGGTCCATAGACCGCAGACCTGTTGAGGGTTGGAGGACGTGTCAGCACAGGCTGTACGAGGCGCAAAAGGGCGGTATGTTGCATTCATATACTGTGACTGAGTGTCCTGAGTTTGAGGAGGATTAACATGAACAAGAAAGAAATTAACGAGATCAAGAGAATATTCAGCGACGACTGTGGACTTTTCACAGTAAATCACGTTGTTACGGCATTTGTGGACGCTGAAAAGAATATAAAGTGCAAGACCAATCAGCTTTACAACACCATTCCGCAGGACGAGGCGGAGCTGATAATGATAAACCTGAAAAAGGTACTCAGCGGTTCTATCGGCAAAAATCTGCTGGAATATTCGTTTCCGAAGGACGCATATCTTGAGGGTGGCGCACAGCATTTCATGTATGAAACATTGCAAAGCAAGCTTCTTGATGAAGAAAAGATTGATAACTTTCTGAACGCTATAGTTGAAAAGGTGGAGTATGTGTCTACATATACCATTTTCATGGCACATTGTACATATTCTGTGCTGAAAAAGAACAAAATGGACGAGTTTGAGGACGAAGCTGACACTGATTACAATTTCATAGTGACGGCGCTTTGCCCTGTAAACCTGCGTATCGACGGACTTGTGTATGACGAACAGGACAACTCTATCGCTAAGAAAGAGTCATGCGACAGAATTGTTGAGCTTCCAAGCGATGGCTTTTTGTTTCCTCTTTTCAATGACCGTGCACCTGATATCAACGGAGTGCTTTACTACACGAAAAACGCAAAAAAACCGAACACTTCCGTTGTGGAAGAGCTTCTTGGTTGTGAGTTCTCAATGACCTGTCAGAACGAAAAGGAAACTTTCAAGGATATCCTCACAAGCGTTGTGGGTGATGAGCTTGACTATGATCTTATCACTACTGTGAATGACAAGATTTCCACATTTGTTGACCAAAATGCTCATGAAACTGAGATACCGACAATTGATGAACATAAACTTTCGTCAATTCTGTGTGAAGCTGGAGTTAGTCAGGATAAGCTGGAAAAGTTGCATGGTGTGTATGAAAATGCTATGCACGGCAAGGTTTTCAGGGCTGTCAATCTGGTGGAGGATAAGGTAACGATATCAGGAATGGGATTCAAGATGACCGTAGATAACTACCATAAAGGCGACGTGTCCACTGCCATAGGCAAGGTTATTTTCGGTGTTGCTGATACGGCTGTTGACGTGAATGGTATCGGTATTAAAATGGACGGTGTTGCTAATGGCTGACCCAATGACCATGTCACGCCTGAAAGCCTACCGCAGGAACGTCTCAGCCATTGAGGACATCAAGGCAGAGCTTTCAGGCAAGTACGTTGCCGACAGTATCAGCGTATGCACTCCACCGTCCTACACGCCACACAGCACACGCATAGACGGCTTTCTGCCAAGTGGTGATACACTTTCGTTGCTGTGCGAGCAGGCACGGCTAGAGCGTGAGCAGAGGACTGTGGAGGAGTTTATCAAGGGGATAGAGGACTATCAGACACGGCGAATGTTCGTGCTGAAATTCATCAAGGGTAAGACGTACTTGCAGATAGCTATGCAGGTAAGCGGTGGGAGAATCACAGAGGACGCAGTTGAAAAGAAGATAAAAAGATATATTTCAAAAAAATCTTGATTTGTCGGTTTTGTCGGTTTTTACTGTGTTATAATTTAAACTGAGGAAAGTGTAGATGTACCTCAGACTTGTACTTTCATGAAGTCACCTCCAATTTTCTGAGCCCCGTAAGGGGCTTATGCAGGTCGAGAGCGTGCCAGCGCTCAGATCTGCTCCACCATTTACAAAAACTCCTTATAATATTTTCACAAGGGCGGCTGCATTTTGCGGTCGCTTTTGCGTTGCACGGAGGTATACAATGCCAGTACCAAGACCAGATCGAAACGGCTCACATCAAACACAGTTCCGTATCAACAAGAAAAAGATATATGCTACCCAAACAGTCTGCGGTATCTGTGGAAAACCTGTTGATTTTTCGCTGAAATATCCTCACCCTTTGTCGGCTTGTATAGATCATATCATACCCATTGCAAAAGGCGGTCACCCCTCAGCCCTTGAAAACCTACAGCTTGCTCATTGGTGTTGCAATCGTCAGAAATCTGATAAATTGGTAGAAAAACAGGTGTTTGACCAAAAGGTAGAAGCCGTATCCAACCGTGTTTTACCGCAAACTTTTGATTGGAAGTCGATTTAAACACGAATTTCCACGAAATTTCCAATTTTTTTGAGCATATGGGGGCATACCACCCCCTTTGAGGGGCAATTTCACGTTCACGCCTTCATTGTGTAAATATCTCGCAGAATTTTAAACAGGAGCAAAAATATGACAAACGAAATATACGGAATTGACTATCTGCAACGCAGACTTGCCGATAAACAACAACGAGTGCTATTGAGATATAAGTACTACGAAATGAAAAATAACGCACAGGATTTTTCGAGCCTTGCTCCCGAAAAATTCAAGGGGCTAAAGGAAACTGTCGGTTGGTGTGCGAAAGCAGTCGATAGCCTTGCTGACCGCTTGCAGTTCGATGAATTTCAAAATGATGAATTTAATCTGAGCGAAATATTCTTGTCAAACAATCAGGATATACTCATTGATTCTGCGGTGCTTTCGGCTCTTATCTCAGCCTGTTCTTTCGTCTATATCCGAGAAGATAACGGTTATCCTCGCCTGCAGGTAATTGACGGCTCAAATGCCACCGGTATCATTGACCCTGTGACAAATCTGCTTACCGAGGGCTATGCAGTGCTTGAGCGTGACAGCATGGGTGTTGTAAAGACAGAGGCTTATTTCATGGCAGGCATGACGGAAATATACTCCCATGGCGTGCTTGTTCAGCGTATACCAAACGCTGCACCATATGCACTGCTCGTGCCGATAATATATCGTCCTGACGCAAAG